CATCCGCAATGCTCTTTGACGGCGTCGCAGCTCTTCACGAACTTACCCATGTCGGTTGCTGAGTTCTCATCAGCTCCGAGCATCGATCTCGCCACAGTGTCGACGACGACTAAAGAAAACTTGCCATGCTCCTTTTCCAGCTCATCAATGGTAGCCAAGAGCATCTCGACTTCATCCGGCTTGCTGAAATTCACCGCCGTCGGAAGTATCCAGATCGGCACGTCATCCTCTGAGACCTGATTGTGTTCAGTCCACACCGCGACTCGCTTGCTGATGCCGCCAATACCCTCACCAACGATGTACAGCACGTTGCCCTGATTGGTAGCCATGCCATGAAAGTCCCTGCCGGTTGCGACGCAAAGAGCAAGGTCCAGAGCAAGGAAGGTCTTGCCGCATCCGGGCTGCCCGTACATCACACTGAAGCCGCTGCTTGTGAGCAGATCCTGCACCAGCCACTTAATCGGCGGCATGGCCCTGATCTGCTTCAGGCTCATGACCTCAAACGTCGGGATGTCCGGCTTGATCTCACCGGGATCCGGCATCTTCTCCTTGATGGTTGGTGCTTTCCCGCAGAGCGCACTCAGCTGCTCCTTGGTCTTGCCAGAGTCCAGCCAGTCAACGATGTCCCCCTTCTTTGGCAGCTGCTCACTGAGGTCCAATAACTTGACCTCGTTTGCGACGCCAATGAGAGAGTTGATGACCTTGGCTGCGTGTTTGTGCCCGACTTCATCATTGTCCGGCACAACCATGACGTTGCGCCCCTTCAGCCACTGGCTATGCTCATCGGTCCAGTTACCGCTACCGCCGTTGTTAGTCGTAGCGACAATGCCGATCTCTCTGAGCCGGTCCACACACTTCTCACCCTCGACAATCCAAACGGCGCGTCTCGGGTTATGTAAGACCTCCGGCAAGTTGTACGGTATCCGGCGTACATCTTTCAGGTTCTTGATCCATCCGCCCCTGCCGTCTGGCCGTTGCTGCCTGAAGGTCTTGCTGCCATCAGCAAAGTCGGTGCGAATGACCTGATATTCCAAGACGCCATGGTCACCAATGTAGTCGTATGCAGTCACCAGGTTTTTGGCACCTAAGTCCTTGATGGGCTTGATTTTTTCCAGTCCAAACTTTGATTCTAGTAGGTCAGCGACGCTGCCGTTGGCCTCTGGATAGGCCATCTTGCAGAGGTCAATGAAGCCCCCGCTCTCCAGCGTCTCGTGATCGGTCCAGACAGCTTTCTCAAGATCAACAGACTTTGATCCCTTTGCGCCGAACCTGAGTTCGTTGCCATGTGAGAGCGTTTTGTTTTCATCTCCCCACAGTTCTCTGGCAACGACTCCAATATGTTGCGCGTACTTATGCATGAATCACCCCAAAAAAAATGCCCCCCGAGGGGGGGCGTAAAATCAGAACCACTGTTCGTTGGTAGTCTCCGGCTGGGGTGTAGCCGGTTGTGGTTCTGGTGTAGGTGCAGGAGCTGGAGCAGCTTGCGCTGGAGTCGCCGCAGCTGCCTCCGGTTGATCACCGGGACGGTCCACCCAACCAGTGAGTTCAAAGACCGGGATCTTCATAGGGTCCACATCTTTGGCACCCTTGAAAGCCAGCTTCGCGCACTTACCCTGATTAGCCTTGAATCCCTCATGAATTGCTGGCCAGATATTTTCGAGTCCGATACCCGGACCCTTGGCATTGGTAGTCCATACTCTCCAGCCAGTGCCGGGAACGTAGACATCCAGTGCGAATCCGCGCTTGAATCGATCCTGATACTCAGGTCCCTTCGCTTCAGGCTCTGGTCCCTTGACTCCGGGTTGATCATCCCAGTGCCACTCTGGAGCTGCGCCGCGTGTGATGTATCCCCATCCAGTTTTCAGGCTGGCTGGGTCCACGATGATGCCCTTGAGATCGAGCAAGATATTGTCATTACCATCAACTGCAAACTTTGCAATGTTGTTGATCCACTTCAGATATTGCAGCTCTCCGCTGCCTTGTGATGATTCACTTAAACCTAACATTGTTCATCCTCTTGTAAGGTTTCTCTCACGATGCCGCACCACAGCTCAAAGCTGATAGTTGCGACTCCTTGTATTGAATCGCCAAAGCAATCAGACCCCGGACCCATCCACTGAATGTGGACCTGTATCGGTTGCCTGTCGGCTTTGGTGATCAGACACGGCAATGCTTCGACGTCATGCGCTTGCATTACCGTTTGCTCCCAGAACTTGCGGAGATCAGCTGGCTTGATCGACGCGTAGCGTTTGCATTCAATAGCCCAGCCTGAGACACCAAGGAGATCATGCCCGCCTTCAGCTGTTTGCATCAGGTTTCGTTTGGCATCAAGTCCAAGGTGATCTTTGATCAGGTTAGCGACTTCTCTCTCAAATGCAGCTCCCTTGCGGCGGCTCATTCCACCCATGTATATCACCCACTTGTTCTAGTTGGACCGAGAATACGCCCCGTATTTATCGAGTGCAAGATACCCATGCAACTTTTTTAAATTTTTTTGCATTGGGGTGTTGACATGGGTGTGAACGTTCGTTTACATTTAAATCGTGGTCAGGGGAAACCGGCCCAAACAAGAGAGAAAACAGAGAGAGAAGTCACAATGAACAAAGAAATGCAAACAGTAAAAGGGTTGATCAGCATCGTTACTTTTGACGGCGACGATGAGGGTTGTGCAGTGAGTGTCCAGCTTGACGGTGTCGAGATTGCCGACGGTGATTATGACCTGTGGGCTGGCGCGATCTTCCTGAACGGTTTCGAGAAAAAGTGTTTCGAGAATTTTGAGGAAGTGTTGCGGTACGCAGCACAGATTGTTTGTGACCTTGGGGCCGCTGCGTAAGCGGCCTTCTTTTTGGGAGAGTGAGATGAAACATTTCTTTATTGTGAAAGTGGGCGGTTGCCAGATTGCCCACGCGGATGATCTGGAGACAGCCCGAAAAATTGCAGAGCAGTTCATCGGGTATGAGATCTTCAAGATCGATGTTGATTATCAGGGAGTCATGGCTCCCGGCATTTTAGTTGAGAGGGCGTGAGATGAGTGCATATTTGCTTGGAACGAATGAGATTGCTGTGGTTGCAAAGATTTGCAAGGAGGCGATGGGCTACGGCATCGGCGGTTACCGCCACCCATATAACTGCATTACCAAGAAAGAGCTGAATTGGGCCGAGTTCGAGACGATCTTGGCTGCCGAGAATATCCGCAGCCTTGAGTTTCGTTATCCCCGGGGCGGTGTTGCTGGGGGCTTCCTGAACGGGGAGCAAGAGAGAGCCGGCTACTACGCTGACTTGGTTGAGCAAACCAAGGACCGCGCCAAGATCAAGGTCCCTGATCAGCTTGATGATCGAGTCGCCGAGATCAACCGCTACGAATATCAGGCGTGTGAGTGTAACGACTTTCATGAGAGCGACGCTTACTGGATTCTGGCCAATGCCAAGGAGCGCATCCTTGCGCGGTACGTCAAGCTGCACAATGAAGGACAGGTTGAACAAGTGTAAACAATCGTTTACAGTGGAGATGGAGGTAATGATATGAACAAAGTAAAGATGACTCTTGAGGAGGCCCGCCGCGTTTGCGGCTGGCCTGAACGCCGTGTCCTGCGGAACACTGTACGCGCACTGCGTACACTTGGTGATGAACGCACCCCGATGCAGGACCGCCGGCTTGAAGCGGCTGAGATTGTCTTGGCCAACTATCCAACACTATGAGGTGAGAGAAATGAAGAGACGTGTATTCAAAGCAGAGACCGTGATCAAGAAGCTGGAGAAAAAATTCCCAGAGCTGAAGATGGCAACGACTGAAGACTTCCATGGCTACAAGCAAGAGAACCCGGGTGTGTGGTTCAAGAACGCAGCCTATGACTTTGGGCTCAACGCCGATGAGACGCTGTACGCCGGCAAGTATGCCCGGAATGAGCTGCTGATTGCGGTTGAGAAACTCGGGTACTTCTGTGAGCCATACGACTACGAAACAATTATGGCTTACCCTGCTTGACAGGTCTGTAAACAATCGTTTACATTCAAGACTGAGTGAACGAAAGGAGAGAGAAATGAAAGTCAGAACGATCAAAGAGCATGAGGCGAACCTTGCCCAGCTGCGCGAAAACTACCTTCGCCGCGTCGAGGCTCAGATGGAAGACGCTGCGCTGAGTGTGTGGAGTGATCAATGTCGAGCAGACGGTGAGCGGTACGCAATCCAGCTGCTCAAGAATGGCATCGAGCAGTGCGGCAAAGAGATCCCGATGGAGTGGTTCCGGTTCCTGCTTGACGCCGACGGCAACTATGTCGACGCAAAGGAGATCGTCACCCGTGATGGGCGCGTCGTCTGGATTCTCGGTGACAAAGCCGAGACCAAGTACGGCAGGAAGTTCATTCCTGTTGGCCAGCGCAGCCGGGTCCAGAAGCAGCTCGGCCTCCATGAGGATTGGGGATGGGCCGAGGCCAACCGCTACATCAAGAGCCGCTGCGCTTGGATGGGCGGGATCATGACTTACTATGCGACGCGGCAGCAAGACTGTCCGTTGCCCAACCTGAAGGTAGCAAGCTAATGAGATGCAAAGAGAAAGTGCCTAAGACTGTGCGCGTGGGCGATGACGCCCGCGTCGCTTACTTTGATTGCGGGACCACTGGCCCCTACGGCGAGGTCTGCCTTTGCAAGAAGTGCGAACACAAGCGTCGCGGGATTGAGGAGAACAGCGCAGCTGAGAATGCTTGGATGCGCAGCGCAAACTGGGGAGAGATATGAACTTTGAAGTGTGCGTAACAACTTATGAGGAAGGCGGCAGGACCGTCTTCTGGGAGCGCGGTCTGGATTTTGTTCAGGCCGTTGAGCAAGCTGGCAGCTACGGCATGACAGAAGACAGCATCGCTGAGTTCGCCAAGCTGATTCACAGGAACCTGTTCAAGGATGATTTCCTTTGGGAGCAATGCAACATTGAGAAAGGGGACGCTGACCCCTTCACTGTGTATATCGGAGTCGAGTTGTGACAATTGAAGAGATGAGTGTCGGTCTGGCCAAGCGCCGGATGCGGACATTGGAAGAGCGCGTTGCGAAACTGAAAGGTTATCTCGGCGCTGCTCTCAAGGAGGGCGAGGCCGATATTGCCGAGCGCCTAGAGAACATCATTGCAGACGATGAGCTGCTGATGAGTGAGTTGCAGGAGGTGATTGATGGACGTGATTGAAGCGTTTGTCTTGTTGGCCATGTTCGTTGGAATCTATGGCGTCTTAATGATGTGCGCATTTGTAGTCGATAAACTACTGCGCCGGTTTTTCAATAAGGGAATTTTTCCAGAGGGATATTTTGAATGGTAGGTAAAGTCACGCCGGACAACATAGCAACCGGCTCAACAATCGCTGCGATCATGGGTCACAGCAAATATCAAACGCCACTTGAGGCGTACATGAATGCAGTCAACGGGCGGCCTGAGTGGGAGCAGAATCTGCCAGCCAAGATCGGAGACTTCATGGAAGACTTTGTCTTGACTGAGTCGGCTGAAGTTCTCGGTCTGACTGGCTGCAAGTTTGAATACAATGAGGCGCTCTGGCATGAAGACTTTCTTGCTGTGAGTCTCGATGGGTCAGCAGAAGGGAACGGCATCACGCTGTACGACAACCCAGAAAAAGGCATCTACATTATCTCCGCCGATGACTCGATCACTCTTGAGGGGCGCGGCATCTTGGAGGCTAAGACAACTCGCGCTGCCCCCGTTGATGTGCCGCCTCTGTATCGCGGGCCATTGCAGCTGCAAGCACAGATGCTCTGCACTGGTGCTAAGTGGGGTGCGGTGTGTACGTTGTATCAGGGAAGTGAGCTGCGCATCTATGTCTACAAGGCGAACCCGGAGATGCAGCAGTTGATCATCAAGTCGGCTCAAGACTTCAAGCGTCGTGTTGAAGAGCAGGACCCTTACCCTGCACTCAGCTCAACCGAGGCTGCCGAGAAGTACCCGGCAAACGATGG